ATGGTTTTCTTGACCAATTTCTAATGCCAACTGGTAATTTAAGTGCTAGACTTGGTTCTAAGGGATTGCACAATTGGATTGATGCCAATAACCCGAAGGTACATATCTGTGGGCATATTCATACACCGCCTGAGCAAATCTTAGATGGTTACGGTGAGATTACAACACATATCAATGCTGCATGTTTAAATGAGAGTTACGAATTTAAAAACAATAAAGGATATATAGAATGGGAGCTTTAAAACAACACTTTGAAGAATTAGAAACAAAACATAAGTTGCAGGTTGGTGAACTCGAAATGAGAATTATTGACCTTGAAACTGAACTATCAATGATTAAGGAACGATACGATTCGTTGTGTGGTAAGGTAAGAAAGAATGCTAATGAAGATAGGAATACTTTAACTGATTACGGTATAGAAGGTAAGAAAGGTCCATGGAATTAGAAGCCATTGTTGATTATTGTCGAGATCATTTATATATAAGACATGATCTTGATATAATTATAACTGAATGCTGTCTTAAACATGATGGTGCATTAGGTTGGTGTTATGATATACATGAAGGTGAGATTGATATTGAACTGGATATGAACCAATCAATTGAAAGTAAAGCACTTACTCTATGCCATGAGATGGTACATGCTTGGCAGTTTTCTCAAGATAGAGAATCATGTGAAGATGAAGCAAAAAAATTAGAGGAGGTATTATATAATGGCTATTTACACACGGCCAATAGGTGATGGAACTCAATTCGTTATGGATTGGAATGAATACATCGAACACGGATTCACAGAAGAGTTATCTACAATTGAAGTGATGCCGAAAAGACATGAATTAGAATATATGCGCATAATGCGAAAGGAGATGGAAGATGAACAATCAGAAATTAATAAGTGAATACTACCGCGAAGATAAAGCAGTAGCAAAGATTTATAGAGTTATTACTGACATGGATGGAGATCATTCATACTATTCAATTACCTATAAAGATAAAGATGGGGTTAGATTAGGAACAGAAGACTTTCCATTTAAGTCATTACAATATGTTGAAGACGCGGCTGAAAACTGGACGTTAGGGATTAAGGTGTTATATGGATGATTTTGATTTTGGTTTTACCCTCGTCGATGAGAAAGATTTAGACTCAGTCCAGCAATTAAGTAAGGTGGTAGAGCAAAGCTCTAGTAATTATGATTCAGCCCACGAGAAATTGGATGAGTTGTATAACGCTATTACACCTTTATTGAATAACCTTAAAGCAAATCCTGAGAAAGAGTACATCAAGTGGCCTGATCGGGTAGAAAAGGTGGAGGCATTCGAAACATTCATTCAAAATATTTATGCAAAATAAGTGCAAAATGCCTGTACTTTTACTGCAAACTATGATATAATAGATATATAAGCAATAAAAAAGGAGTTACAAATGACTACAGTAGGAATGAGCAGAAGAGAAAAATTACAATATGAAGCAAGAATTAGAAGACTGACAGGTACATCTAAGCTACCTATCTCTATGGCCGCACATACATTGATCGAAGACGAAGATTTAATTAATAAGTTAGCTAAAAATTCCAAATCATCACGGGCTATTGCAGACAAACATCTTGATCGCTACATGAAAAAGGTTGATAGTATTAAAGCAGCTAAATGGGGTGATGGTGGAGCTTATTCACCTGAGGTTATGCATGGCACTGATGAAGAAAATCAAGCTGACTGGTCAAATTCTGGTTTAGTAGATGCTGCAAACGATACTATTAAAGGTGATGAATACTATGGGTAAAAAGACTGTAAGAGCAAGAGCTAAATCAGGCCTTGCAGGCGCGCCACTTGATGGAACCTTTTATCAGTTTAAACAATACATGCATATTGAAATTGATGCTAAGGGTTATGTTGATATCGTTAAGAATTACATCAAGAAGGAGTTCTCGAAGTCTGACGCACTGGCTATTAATGCTAATCCCAAATACGAATTCACCGGTTCACATATAGCTTCTATTATATACTGGAATGAATTAGACAACCCCTTGCCAGAGCAATATGCACATGGTAAAGAATGGGTTATTAATAAGCTACAATCATTAATTGAACCTGGTAAAAAATTACTAAAGCTTGCTGAAAAGAAAGCTAAGATTAAAGAGACTAAATTTGTTATTACCCCTCAAATGAGGATGAAACAAAAGGTTCTTGATACCGTAATGGAAGATCTCTATCTGCTTGAAGATAATTGGGTTAAAGGTGGTAAACCTTTAAAGATTAACTTATACAAACAACTGCAAGTGCATGACATTAAACGGTTCGAAGAGATTGAAAGCTGGATTAACGAATACCTTGTTGACTATACACTGTTCTTAGAAAAGGATGAGTATATACTTGAATCGTATGCACATTTAACACGAAAGGATGTACAAGATCGTGTTAAGATTCTTAATCAATTCTCTGAAGATCTTGAGTCGTTTAGAGCATCTAAGAAAGCTGTTCGAAAGATAACTACTAAGAAAATTAAAGGTGCCGATAAACAAGTTGCTAGGCTTAAATATCAAAAACAAAATGCTGAATTTAAGTTAACAAGTATTAACCCATTACGAGTGCCAACATCAATGCATATCTATTTGTTTAATACAAAGAATAAGCAGTTAACTATTTTGAACTCATTAAGTCCTGATGGTATGACAGTGTCTGGTTCTTCAGTTAAAGGCTTTGATCCTGAGACATCACTTAAGATTACATTACGCAAACCGAATGAGGTAATACCTATTGTTCTTAAAAAGAGCACTACACAAATTAGTAAAATGGTAGAAGATCTTACAACTAAGTCTTCTAAAGCTAACGGAAGGATTAATGAAAACACAGTAATATTACAATGCAAGTAGAAGATATAAACAAGAAAAGCTTTAGTAGAATGGTAGAAACATTTGTTCGCACCCGTAAAGGTGCTACATATATAGATGCTATTGTTCAATTATGTGAAGACAACGACTTGGACGTGCGAGATGCTAAGAAGTTGGTCACCCACCAATTGATTGAACATATCGAAGCAGAAGCTAGAGACTTAAATATGTTACAAGGCGGCAAAAAAGAATACACATTATTTTAAATAAGCCTGTACTTTTACCGAGAAATATGTTATAATATAATTATATGATGGATGGATTTGAAACTTTTACTATTGCCCATGCTATTAACATGCACTTTAATACTAAGTATGATGCATTTAAATATAGATTTAAGACAAGAGTAAATCAAAAGACTTATTGGGGAAGACCTGATAAATATCAATTGACAAAGATTGGTAAACGATTTAAAACAAAAGAAGAAGTAATGGGTTACTTTGCAGCTCATCAAGTTGCAGGTAATAAGTGGAGCGGTGATATGGTACGTGATGAAGCTACATACACCGATTACTTAAAACGAATTGAGAGTCTTTCTTATAATTTTAAGAATGAACTTGAAGAACTTTCTGAGTATAGTTTAGACGGATTGATAGGAATGTATAAAGATAACTATCCAATCATTATAAATAAATACTTAGAAGAGACAGTGTCGCTAGAGACAGTGTGTATCCTTAATGCATTAACAGGTTTTATTGAAGATGCAAACGGGAAGATTACGGAAACAATATTGTGGCCGGACATCTACAACAAGGTAGTTAAGTATCAACCTTTCATACACTTTAATAAAGATAAGTTTATGAAGATTGTGCTTAATACTTTTACATCATGATACAAATAATATACAAATAATATACAGGAGTAATATATGAGTTTTGCAGATCTAAAACAAAAAGCAATGAATATGGATTCATTAGTAAGTGCCGCTGAAAAAGCAGGCGGTAAAAAGAAATCATACGGTGATGATCGTATGTGGAAGCCAACCGTGGATAAAGCAGGTAATGGTTATGCCGTTATCCGTTTCCTTCCAGCGGTTGAAGGTGATGATCTACCTTGGGCTAAATACTGGGATCACTTCTTTCAAGGTCCTACTGGTCAATGGTATGTAGAGAAGAGTTTAACTACTATTGGTAAGGATGATCCTGTATCAGAAATGAATTCTAAGTTATGGAATACTGGTATTGAATCGGATAAAGAAGTTGCACGTAAGCGTAAGCGTAGATTACACTATGTGTCTAATATCATGGTGATATCTGATCCTGAGAATCCAGCGAACAATGGTAAAACATTCTTATATGAGTATGGTGCTAAGATCTTTGAGAAATTGATGGATGCTATGCAACCTAAGTTTGCTGATGAAACTGCAGTTAACCCATTCGATATGTGGAAAGGTGCTAACTTTAAAATTAAGATTGCACAGGTTGCTGGGTTTAGAAACTATGATCGTTCAGAGTTTGGTCCGGTTGAAGCATTAGCAGAAGACGCTAAGTTAGAAACTATCTATAATCAAGAGTATTCTCTTAAAGAGTTTACTGATCCTTCTACATACAAGAGCTATGACGAACTTAATCTTAAGTTAACTCGTGTTCTTGGTGAAGATGGTGCAGTCACTACTAGTGCTGAACAAGTTGATCTTGACGAAAAGGTTGAGTCTCCATTTGTTGATGCTGCTCCAGTAGCGACAGCAGATGACTCTGGGTCGGATGATACAATGAGTTACTTTGCTAAGCTAGCTGCTGAAGCATAAACTTTAAGTAGTTAATAAGAAGCCCCTTGATTGGGGCTTTTTAGTGCATGGTATAAATAAGTATATGGGAAAAACATATTCAGGCAAATGGAAACCAAAGCACCCAGAGAAGTATAAAGGTGACATTAATAAGATACGCTATAGATCACTTTGGGAACGGCAAACGTTTAAATGGATTGAACAGCAAAAGAATGTTAAGTGGTGGAACTCTGAAGAAACCGTAATACCTTATATCTGTTCAACCGATAATAAAGTGCATCGATACTTTATTGATTTAACTGTTAGGTTTACCAACGGCAAAACTATATTGGTTGAAATTAAGCCAGCCTCTCAAACAAAACCACCTAAGCGCAAGAATCTTAATGAAGCATTGTCTTATATGAAGAATACTTCTAAATGGAAGTATGCTAAAAAATATGCAGAAGATCGTGGATACAAGTTTGAGATATGGACTGAACATACCCTTGAAGGATTTGGTATACGTATTCTGTCATATAAGAATAAAGCATCAAAGACTAAAGTTGGTAAGCGTGTATGGAAGTCATTTAAGAAAATTAAATCTAAACGAAAGGTATAAATAAATAATATGGGAAAAGAATCACTATTCGACAAATTAGAAGCAGAAGCGTATAGACGTAATTTACCCAAACGATCTAAGGAAGCATCAGATTGGTTTAAAGGTAAGCTTAAAGGTATGTCACGCATTAATATGCACAAGATGATTAAAGATCCAAGACTCGTAAAGAAGTCTAGACCTAGAGTTGGCGATATGTTTATGTATGTATATGACCCTAAACTTAGAAAGACATTACCGTATTATGATAATTTCCCGTTAACCATTATGGTTAAGGCAGCTCCGGGTGGATTTTATGGATTGAATCTACATTATCTACCTTTAAAAGAAAGAGCTATGTTATTAGATAGATTATCATCTTTAGCTAATAACCAGAAGTATGATGAAACAACTCGATTAAAATTGAGTTATAATTTATTAAAGGGTGCAAGTAAATATAAATACTTTGCACCATGTTTTAAACATTATTTAACTGCACATGTTGATTCGCAAATCATGAAAGTGGAAGCATCTGAATGGGACATCGCGGTGTTCCTACCTACAGAGAATTTCAAGAAGATGTCGAAGACTAAGGTGTGGAAAGAATCAAGGAGTAAGTGGTAGATGCATAACCATCAGAAAAAGTACAAATGTAATCATTGTAGTATAGAAGCAACCAAAGGGAATATTACTCGATGGCACAATGATAATTGTAAGGAGAGATTTTAGTGTCCCTTCCTGCAGACATTGATACATTAAAATCAACCATATCAAAACGCGGTGGAATGGCCGTTGGCAACAGGTTTGCTATATACATCACTCATCCAGGAAATGCGATGGGTGGTTTAATTAATATGGACGTTAGCGGATTAGTATCCAATATCTTTAATGATGTTACTAATGGCCGAAAGGTTAATCCGATGTCATTCTTTAATGATCCTCGCGATATGTTTTTGTTATGTGAATCGGTGTCTATTCCCGGTAAACGAATATCAACAATGGAAAAGAATACCCGCGGTTTAGATACTAAGGTCCCGTACACGTACGCAGTAGACGAAGTATCGGCTGTGTTTCATTTAACCAATGATTATTATATTAAAAAGTATTTTGATTCATGGCAAGCAATGATTATTGACCATGACTCGATGAAAGTTTCATACAAAAAAGAGTATGTGACTGATATAACGATTCAGCAATTGTCTGCGTCGAGTGATATTATTCCACCTTATGCTATTAAGTTGGAAAATGCGTATCCAATTGGGGTATCCGCCGTTGAACTGAGTAACGGTGGTACAGAATTGTTGAAGGTTACTATAAACTTTGGCTATGATAATTGGAAAGAAATGGGTCTAATTGATGGATTCATGGATTTAGTTGGCAAAGGTGGTGATCTTCTTAAGAACACTGCTGGCCAAATTGGAAGTTTGTTTTAAATTTATAATAGGAAGAGTATAATATGAGTATATTACCAAAAATTGAAGTGCCTCATTACACGATGGTAGTACCATCAACCAATGAAAAAGTTACATATCGCCCGTACCTAGTTAAAGAAGAAAAGGTATTAATGATCGCGTTAGAGAGTTCTGACCCAGAACAGATTAGCAGTGCGATGGAACATATTATTGAGGTCTGCGTTGATACCGATACGTCAGCACTAACATCATATGATGTTGAATACTTATTCTTAAAACTTAGATCGGTTTCAGTAGGCGCGAAGATAGAAATGTATCGCGGTTGTGATGAATGTGATTTTAAAAAGAATCCGGTTATTGTTGATTTAGATAAGATTGAAGTTAGGAATAAAAAAGAACAAGAAGAATTAAGGATTGAATTAACCGACAACGTAATCGTTGATATTAATTATCCTAAGACATCTGCTAATATTGACAGAGATGTCCCAGCAGCTGAATTGCTAATCAATGTTGTTGCACATTGCATTGATACCTTACATTATGGCGAAGAAACGTTTTCATCTAAAGACATAGGTATAGATGAAATGCAAGAATTTGTGGAAAATTTAAACACTCAACAATTTAATAAAATTACTAAAGTGTTATTGAATGTTCCATACGTTGGATTAGATTTAAAATATAAATGTACAGAATGTGGACATGAACATAACCTCGAATTGAAGGGTTTAATTGATTTTTTTATGTAGCGCTATCACACGATAGCATTACAAATCATTATAAATTAAATTTTACTTTAATGCATGAGCATAATTTTAGTTTATTTGAACTAGATAGTATGGTACCGTGGGAAAGAGAGATATATGTCGCACTATTAACCCAAAAAATAGAAGCACAAAACGCTAGGAATACAAACTAATGCCAGAAGCTAAAGAAAGTCAAATACTAGGATCAATATTAAATGAACTTCGTGTAAATAACGAACTTCATGGTGATAGCACAACTATACTTAATGATATTTTATCAGAGACTAGTAGTGTTGGCGCAGAAGTAACACAGACCCTCAACGAATTATTAGACGTTTTTAGTGGTAATGCATTAGCCGATAAAGAGGCGATGAAAGAATCTAGTGGAAGTTCTGCACCTGCAGTAAACTCTGGTGGTTCTGGTTCTGGTTTGGGAATGGCTGGTAAGGCTGGAGCAATTGCTGGCGGCGGTGGATTACTTATGGGTGGCCTTGGCCTGCTAGCTGGTGCTTTAGGTGATATTGATGGTAAGAAGATTCGTGAAACAGTAAACGAATTGTTACATATCAAAGATGACTTTGGTGGTACAGGCGACTTCTTCTTGGAAGGTGGTATGTTCGCGGTTACAATGACTGGTATCGGTGTTGGTATCGCTGCATTTGGTATAGGTTCTGCCGTTGGCGGTGTTGGTGAGGCTATTGCAACATTTGCTGGTGGTGACGATTGGGCGAAAGACATTAAGAAAAATGTAAATACTCTATTGTCAATAACAGAAGGTCGTGATTTTGCTAAAGTAGCGGCAGAGGTTGTAAAATTCCCTACATTAATGGCCGCGTTAGGTCTTGGTCTAATCGCGTTTGGTGTAGGATCCGCCGTTGCTGGTGCAGGCAATGGTATAGCTAAAGGTATTGATAAATTCTCCGGTGGTACTTGGTCA